AAAACATCACCATTTCCAAGACCATTTATAGCACCTGTCAAAAGTCCTCCAGGAAGATCACCAAATACTCCACCTAAACTACCTCCAAGAGCTCCAGTCAATCCCTCACCAAGTATCCCACCTAAACTACCTCCAAGAGCTCCAGATAATCCCTCACCCAAAGCACCACCAAATAAGTCACCTACTAAACTACCTCCAAGAGCTCCAGTCAATCCCTCACCAAGTATCCCACCTAAACCACCTCCAAGAGCTCCAGATAATCCCTCACCCAAAGCACCACCAAATAAGTCACCAGTAAGTCCACCCAATAGACTACTGCCACCCAATCCTCCTAGACCACCTACTCCTAGACCACCTAAGAGTGCTCCACCAAGTCCTCCAGTTAAGAAACCCAATCCAATCTTAAATAGAGTACCAAATCCAACAGGGGCATTAGCCAGGATTCTATTTGTCCATAACTTATCTGGTGGCAAAATAGAACCAGTAATAGTCTTTTTGTCGATTACATTACCATCTAAAAGTATTCTTCCAGATCCAGACTTAATGTTCACACTTTGTCCAGCAACTAGATCTATGTCTTCTAGTGCTTCGACCATTACCGTACTTCCTTTGATTTTTACAGTCGTTGCAGCCGTGATTGAAATCTGCCCTTTAGCAGCATCGACTCTAATATCAAAAGAGTTTGGAGTATTTCTATCTCCAGCATGAATCTCAATAGCACCATCATTTGATACTCTCATCATTCCACTTTCACTAACAGTGATTGTGTTTTGATGTTTATTATTAGTTTCAGAATAAAGTTTCCAAAGTTCTGGACCTGCTTGTCCACCCTCTGGATTCTTAAGGTCTAAAATCCAAGGTCCAAATGCCTTTTGTTTATATTGTCTATAATTCTTTGGTGGTGCTGCCATATATTATTTCGTCACACAATCAATAACATTTTGAACTTCTCCACTTGGTGGTTGTGCCAGTCCAAGTAAAGGTCTTAGAATAGCACCATTACCAGTATTCGATGTAATCGTAATCTCTGGGAATTCTTGTGCGATGATTCTATTTATTGGTTCTGCCTTGATGATTTTTCCACCATCAACGGTAAGTTTATATTGATTTCCTAGATTATCCGTTGCACTATCATCATCTTCATAATCAAATCCTTGATCGTCAACATATACATCTACAACTGTATAATCTTCACCATCTTCAAATGGATACGCTTCTCCAGGATTTACAACATAAATGCCAATAACTTTTCCAGTTGTATTGACAATAGATCTTGCAGACGCTCCGTAACCTCTACCACACTCATCAACAAACTCTACAAATGGTGGATATCTATAGTTTGCACCAGGATTTGTCATCTGAACACCAATAATACTTGCAGTTTTAGTAACGTTTTGCACCACTTCATTTAGACCTGGAGTATTTTTCACAAAAGATCCAAGTATTGCTCTGCCAGTAGCACCAAATCCTTCACCACCAAAGATTCTTACACGTGGTCCGCCACAAGAAGTTGGAGGACCACTATAACACCCACTAGAAGATCCTTTAACATCTTTAACTTTTGTTCCAGTACCAAAAATATCCCATTTACCATACTGGCGTTCAAACTCATTTAAAAGATTGGCAGTGTTCTTAGATATTTGCATAGATTCAATAATCTTATCTAGATCATCTTTTTTATTATTTTCATCTTTATCAGATCCAACCTTATATTGTTTAGATCCAATACACTTTGTTTTACTGCTATTGCATCCGAAGAATCCTCCTGCGGATAATAAAGTTTCAGCAGCACTACGAAGAAAATCTGCAACTTTAAATGCTGGACTTAAAATCTTAGATACACCCTCAAGAAGACCATTCATTGCATCTGCAATTTTATCAATAATGTTATTCAACAATGATCCAACAAACTGATCACCAGCACAAGAAACAAAGTTGCTAACATTTGAGATTAGATTTCTTAGTAGATCTTCAATGGTTCTTCTCAGACCAGTAACAACTTTACCAGCAACACATGGTAAGTTCTGCTCTACTTTTTTAAGAGGATTGACTAAATCTAAAACTCCAGCGATTGCTTGTTTGTGTGCTGGCAAAAATGCACCCAGAATACGAAGAGCTATGCCTAAAAGACTATTATAAAGCTCTTTAACACCTTGACCAAGAACAGTTTCTAATTCTTTATATAAAGTATTCAGCATAGCTCCGATAAAACGGTGTGATGATGCCTGGATGCGATCAATCGCCAATCTAATCTCGGTTTGAATATTGATAAAAGCACTAGACCCAGCCTTTATCTTTTTCAATAAATTATCAATAATTGCTACTATATCATCTTTTGTGGAGTTTTTGCAAGTATTTGCAGGTATGATCTGTTGACCATTTCCCTGACTATCAGATCTGATTTCTTTTCCATTAGAATCTTTTTTTCCAGGTGGAACATTTCTTGGAGTTAACATTCCTTGCCCCTCTGTTGATGGATTCCCACTTTCATAAGGACCACCAATACCTAATGCCCCCGTTGGTCTTTTTACAAGATTAGAAAAACCACTAAAAGGAACAAATGGGGAGGAATAGTTCGCAAATCCCTTCTCTTGTGATTTATTTCTACCAAAAGCACCAAAAATTACTGGTATTTGAGCATCGTCACCATCAACAAAGAATCCAAGAACTACGTCACCTTGGGAAAGACTTGGAGTTTCTCGTATTCCTGCTCCTCCAGTTCCTGCAGTTACTGGGAAAAGAACTTGAGCATAAGGAAGATCTTTATTAGGAAGTTCATCATCAGAAAAGGGATGATATCCCATGATGCGAACTTTAAAACGAGATCCCCATCCACTCCCATTCAGTTGTTTTTCCTGATCTGCATCTGGCGGAATCTGTCCAATCCACCAGCGGAATCCATCTCGACCAAGAAAATTAGTTTTTAATAGTGACTCTTCTATCATTTTTTAGTATTTAATCCAAATGTATCTTTAATCAACTTCATCGATGTATATGACCTCTTTGGTTCAAAGTGATGACACAACTCCTTAATCATATATAGTCCCGTTTGCTCTTGGTCTAGTTCTTTACTTCCACTAGAAACTTTAATGAACTCACAACTTATCATATCACCAGCTTTCAGATCAGTATTGACTGGAACCATCATTCTGAGAGTTTGAGTGAACAAAATATTGTATCTCATAATAGATTGTGTTTGATGCTCCGATGGATCAGCATTAATCTTTGTACTTACCTCAGAATCTAATGTTCCAACATCAAGAACACCAGATATAATTCTCGTAGGCAAGTCTGCCAACGTTCCTCCAGTAGGAGATCCTTCTAGTGGAGGAAGATTAACTTTTTTACCCATTGTCTCACCAGCGTATTGACTCAGAGTAAACTTATTAGTGTCCATATTTGTGAACGCACCAGTTAGAAAGTTAAAATATATTCTATAACTTGCATAAGTTCCTAATCTTAACTTTTCTACTAGATTTTGATTTTTTTCAGTTGAATATTGGTTAATGATTAAGTCATTTTCTGGTCTTGTGATTGATGATTCATTTATATCAGTATACTTATATGTTGCCTTAGATGGTTGTTTGATTAACTCATCAACAGACCTAAAGTTGAATCCATCTTGAGTTTGATAGAACAAAAATCCTGCAGTCCCTTTATTTTGAGTGCCAGAGAAAACTGCTTTTGCAGACAACCATGTTAAAATCGTAAATGGTTTTCTCATGTTACCAATGAACCCATATCTATTTTGAGTAGAATCGATTTTTGCAATCCTACTGGTTCCCAAATATTTCTTTATGATCTCGTCTACAGAATCTGATATTCTTGTTTCTGGAGAGAACTTTTTACCAACCCTAGAAGTTTCGTTTGTGATTGCTTCTCTTGATACCAAGTGTAACGTAAAACTTTCTCTCTGAGATTCTGTAATAACGTCACTAATACTAGAAACATAAAGATACCTGTTTGGATTGGAACTAAAATCTAAGGATTTTTTAGATACCAAACCAGTTTGATTGTTTGGTTTTATCTTCATCGACAATCTCTCACCACCTCTTAAAGGCAGACCATTATAGATCGATTCTAGTTTGTTATCTTTTCCAACAATACTATCTCCAGTGTTAATCACCGTTATTCTTGCAGTAACTGTTGGAGAAAATATATCCTCATAATAATCCACAGAAACTGCACCTAAACGTAGATCTACACTTTTAGATCCATCATTTGCTTCTAAAACAAGTTCTTCGTATATGGATGATCCAGATGCTGCCATGTTAGGTATATGATAAGTCTAAGAGAAGTTTTTGTTTGATGAAACTATTTACATCTCCACCGATTGGAATGATCATCGGCATTTGATCATTAGAACCGCCAACTGGTAAAACCATTGGTGCCTTCCTATCATCAATAACAAGAACTTGTGAACCTTTTTTAGAGTTACTTAGATCTGCAATTTTGGATTGAGATGCAAACTGTGTTGGTGTTGTAGTAGATGTAGAATATCTATCAGGAGAAAATGTTTTCTCTTTTTGTTTACCAATTACTTCAGTTTGTCCTGCAGTAATACCATAATCAACTTGTCCATTACCTTGAAATACTGGAGTATTGGGTTGAAGTTGTCCACCAACCTGAACATTTGGTTGAAACTCCATATTTGATATAATCGTTTCAGTTACTCCACTATCTTTATTGTAAACTTCAACTATATTTCTTCCCTCTGGAGAACGTCCAACATATGTAACTTTCCCACCGAGTCTTGTTTGATTGTCTCCTAATGCATCTTCTGGCAGATCTGGACCGCCACCAACCCAGTCTCCTATCTTTGGTTGTTTACTTGGTGGAGTCGGAACAGTCGTTCCTTTAAAATATCCACTCTTTGTATATGCATCAATTGTTGGCTTTACTTCCTTATTATAGTATTCTATAGTATCAACACCACTAGCATCAGTAACTCTACCTTGAGGATTTCCAGCATGAACAGTTCTGTATGCCTGCTCAGCACTCATGCCTTTTGTAAATCCACGCTTCTGGAAATACTTAACCACCAATGCTAACTGCTGATTGAAGTTCATTTTCTTATATTCTTCAAATGTGGTTCCAAGTTCCTTTGCTTCTGCTGGACCCATTTGAATCAAACCAATTCTTCCAGTTGTTGGATTTTCCTTTTGCGGATTCATTCCAGATTCTGCGGAAATGATACCAGCAAGAACTTCTGGTTCCATTCCAATCTGTTCAGCAGCTTGCATTAATGCAACTTTTTTGTCTTCAGAAAAATCCGTTCCAGGTGGCATTGGTGGTTTTTCACCTGGACCTTCACCAAGCGGAGTTTCTAAAAGTGAAAAACCCTCTTTAAAATCAGTTTGCAGTTTTCCAAGAGAATCATTCAACTCATTTGTAGCATTTTTGACTCTTCCAGATAGATCAAGGAAATCAAAACTCTTCATATTATCAATATGAGCTTGCAAAAGATTATTTGTTTTTTGAAGAACAAGAAGCAAGTTATCTTTAAAACTCATCAATACGCTAAACAATGATTGCATTCTTTTAATGAGATTAGTAACCCCTTGAATAATAGTTGGTAGATTATAGAGCAACCATCCAACTAATAGATAACCAAGGAATTTCATGATTCTTCCAAGAAATCCTAATGCCCCATCAGTAAGAGCATTATTCTGATTCTTACCTGCCTTATTCAGATTCTTTGCTTCTATCGCTTCTTCTTTTTCTCTCTTTCGAAGCATATCAAGTCTTCTTTGCTCAAGAAGTTTGTTTCTAATAATACTTTCTCTTTTAATTTTTGTTCTCTTTAAAACTGCTCTTTTTAAGGTTTCTTTGCTACCTTGAACAACAGAAGATTTTGCAACGTTAGTTAACGTCGATCTTAATCCAACAACGGTAGCTCTAAGAATAGGAGTAAGTAAAGGTATTGCCATCTTACATCACCACATTATAGTTTACTTGAGAATATAATGTATACATATTGTTTGGGTTTGAAGATGGAATAAATGGAACTTGAGTTGCATTTCCACTCTTCAATGGTGCATCTATTTTTGGTTTAGACCCACCAGAACTCATGTAGATAACTTGTTGCTGCTGATCAGGCTCTCCACCAACAATGTCTCCTACTTTTGGCATAGGAATGAAAGAAGCTTGTGGAGGTAATGCATATGGATTGTCATAACGTCCCTGATTTGGATCTATAGATTCTAGATCTGGTCCACCATATCCAAATGTTCCTCTGTTGTCAGGCTGTTGCTTATTTTTATTTTGAAGTTCTATTTCGGTTCTAGTTTTTTCAATAAGATCACTAACTTGTTGCATTATTTCTTCTGGGTTTTGTCCAGTTCTTTTTGCATAATCTTTTATTAGATCTTCAAGCAGTTCTTGTTTTACTGCTATTTCTTCACCTATTCCTGGGAATCCAGTCACAAACCTAGCAATATTTTCTAAAGCACCCCCAACAGTATTTTCTTTTGCCAACATCTCAGCAAGGTTTTTACCATAATTCACTAATACTTCTCTTTGCTTTACTTCTGGAAGCGTTGGGAATGCAAGCTTAACAAAATACATTGCTGTTCTATAACTCATGTTTTCAACCTGGTCCATCATAGCTCCCATACCAAGCATATAAGCAATATTCCCCAAAATACTTGCACTAAATCTAAACTTTTTACCCTTCATAAATCCAGGGAGTTTACTCATTAAATCTTCATCAAGGACTCCACCAGGTATATTAATTTTTGGTGTTTCTAGTGCTTGTCCAAAAAGTTTTGTTTGAGCTTGTTTTAATAAATCCTTAATATTAAATTTCTCTCCCGCTTGTTCCATAACTTTTTTTTGCTGCCTCATGATCCTCATAAGATCATCAAACTCAGAAAGTTGTTCTGGATTCAAAGTTGTCTTATATGGTAAACCGACCTTTTGCCCCATTCTCCCTCTCAGTTCCCGTAAAAACTGTGATGTAGTTATTTTTGGTGTTCTTGGACCTCCAGGAAGTCCGCTAGGAGGAGATACGGGTGGAACAACTGGTGGTTTAGGTTTTGGTGGAAAGACTTTATCCCAAAGATTTTTCTTAATCCATTCAAAAAATCCTTTTATAACTTTTTTACCAATAAATCCAAGAATAACTCCTGTTATCGCACCAAGAGCTGCTGGAATAGCAGTCATTGCTAACTGCAATGCACCTAGAGTTCCTAATATAATTCCAATATTTTTAACAATCTGTCCTGTTATCTCTCTTACTTTTTCAACATTACCTTCAGCGTTGGCTTTGATTAACTCAAGTGATTGATTAGTCAACCAACCAACAAATAGAATACTAAAGAAATTTAATAGTGCCAGTAAGGCATTTTGTGCTTGTGCTCCCACTTTTTTAACGGGTTCTAGCACAATACTTGCAAGAGCTTTTTCTATAATATTTTCTTTTTCACGCTTTCTTTCTTTCTCCATCTGTCTTCTTAAAAGCAGATATCTTGCCTTTTCATTATCTTCTTCTATCTGAGCAGTTTGCAAAACCATCTTTGATAGTTGAGCAAAGTTTGCAGATAACTTTAGTACCTGATTTCTTAAAGCACCGATCTGAGATATGATGTTTTGTAGAGATATTGTCTGCGTTCTATCTTCTTCTGTGGATTGTTTAGTAATCGCTAGTTGTTGAGGTGTAATCCTTACAATAGGACTTGGCCTTACAGCGAGTGCTCCTGGTTTAGCAAATACTTTACTTCTGCTGATTAAACTTCTTCTGAAAATAGCCTTTCTAGCATCTGCAGACAAAGGTGATCCAGTTGATGGATCAATACCCGTTTGTGCTATCTCATTTAACTGATCGGCTTGTTCAGATGCCATTTGCTTGTTGATGTTTTAGTTTCTCTTCTTCAAGATATTTTTGCAATAATACAATATAGATTTCTCTTTCCCAAGGAATCATATTTTCAAGCTCTGTCAAACTATATTTATGGTGCTGCATCAGAGCAAAATTTGTTTTAAAGTATGACTCAAGAGATTCATGAGCCATACCTACACGAAAAAAGCTGTTAATCCCTCAAGTAAAACTTCACTTTCAACTTTAGTATTTGGATTTACAATTTTCACAATATGAGACAACTTTGGCATCGTTGAAAAGAACTTTTCAATCTCTTTGAATTGAGTTGATGTTAGTTGCTCAAGAAACTCATTCAGTTCTTTTGATGTGCAATCTTTTGCAGACCACGACTCTTCTTCATTAAAGATTTGATCGATGCAAGATGCTACCAGATCAAAAGATTCAGTAACGCTAATATCACCATCAAAACTAAAGTTATTTTTGATAAACTCATTCAAGGAGGGATAACGCATTCTCATGATTAAGTTTTCATCAAGTTTAATATCCTTTTGATGATTTTCACTAGTCTGAACATGAATATCATCAAGATTGATAGTCAATGGAACTTGAGTCTCATTATCGTCGGGGCATGTTACCATAACATCTACAGTTTCCCCAACAGACTTACCACGAATATTAAGAAACAAGTATTCAATATCAAATGTAGCAAGATCCTCTACTTTAATACCTTTTGTCAAAATGCAGTTAGAAATCACATCTTTAACTGCGTTTGTGATTTGCTTAGCATCTTCACTTTCTAATGCAATAATCAGAATCTTTTCTTCTTTAACTAAGAATGGTCTATATCTAACATTCTTTTTAATAGAAGGAATCTCCAACTCATATGTTGGTGTAGAAATCTTTGGTAAAGGCATAATGACCTATAGAACTTCAGTTGTGATTATTTAGTATGCAATTTCAGAACAACGGATTTGCAAACGATCAACTACTGCCCGAAAGGCTGAGTAGGTAGCCTTAGTGGATTACCTGGTGATCCTGGTGATCCTGGAACAAATTGCGAGTTAGGGTTAGGGGGTGGTGCTCCTGAAGATCCTTCAAAAGTTCCTGCTGCAGAACCTGCTTCAGGTTCTTTATTGTTAGATCTTCCAAGTGCTTCACTTAAGCTATCAGAATATCCACTAACATATCTCTCATAGTTAAAAGTAACTCTAACTTTAAATATTTGACTACTATCATATGCCACTGGAATGGATGCCATATCTAAAGGAAACATTCCATAAAAGGTGTAAGTTAGTTCATTTCTATAATCTCGTTCGAACTTTATAATCCTAGTTTGATCAACTTTATATTCATCTGGATAGTTCATCCTAAAATGATATCCTTGATGAAGTTGTGATATTCCTTCAAAATTTTGATCTGGACGATTAAGATGAGAACCTCCAGAAATAAACTCAATCCAATGTTCCATAAACTTCATCATATTATAATCACGATCAACATAAAACTCCAAATCAATAGGAGCAAATATTCTTGTATGTGCTATTTTTTCTACTATTCCTGTACCAAGATTTCCAGTTATATCAGAAGTTGCATGGCTACTTCCAGGGATAAAGGCACTAGAACATAATAATCCAGCATCTTCACCAATAAAATCAAGTCCAACTCCACGTTCTTCAAGATACTGGCTCAATACGTTTTTAAGTCCACCAAACTTCACAAGATAGTGTGAAGTAAGTGCCAGTTTATTTACCCTAGGAAGGAGATTTGAGATTTTATTTGGTCTTGGTTTATAATCTGGATAATTTGCTGGAGCGGTTTGCAAAGGTGGAGATTCTCCACTAGAAGATGTTGGTGTTTGTACTCGATCCGCTTCTTTTCTAAGTCTTTCAGCTTCTCGTATTCTTGCTCTAGTCAGTTCTGCCCCCGTTAAACCCAATGGTATTGCCATCTAAATACCTTATACGACTATTACATTATTAAGTATTTAGATGGCATATAAAGGAAAATATAAACCATCATATCCAAGAAAGTACAAAGGTGATCCAACCAACGTAATCTATAGATCTCTTTGGGAAAGAAAGTTCATGGTATACTGTGATCTAAATGAAAATATCCTCGAATGGGGAAGTGAAGAAATCGTACTTCCATATAGATCACCAGTTGACGGAAAAGTACACAGATACTTTCCAGATTTTTATATCAAAGTAAAAGAATCAACTGGACAAATAAAAAAATATATTATTGAGATCAAACCAAAAAAACAAACCAAACCGCCCAACAAACCCAAAAGACAAACGAAAGGATACATATATGAGGTATATGAATATGCCAAGAATCAAGCAAAGTGGAAAGCTGCTAAAGAATTCTGTGAAGATCGTCAATGGGAGTTTAAAGTTTTTACAGAAGACGAACTAGGAGTATGAACAGGTTAGATGACATAATAGAAGATTTAGTAGGAACTGAAAATCCAGATGACTTAATGCAAAGCATTCTGGAAGTTCTTAAAGAAACTCAGATTGTTCCAGATGTTGGGGAATATTATACATTTGTATATTCACCTAAAACACCAAACATTCATTATGATCAATATCCTTTAGTCGGAGTAACTGATATTTTTAGATGGGGTTTTAGAGGAATCAACTTTCATCTTGGAGATATAAGACAATATACGTGGAATGAGGTTGTTGGGCAACTGCATAAAGTATCGGTAGAAGAATTTAAAGATCTATCATCCATTCCATATCAAAAACTGCGTCTAAATAGTTAGAAAATAAAATAAATGCAAGGTATAGAAAAAAGATACCCTAGTAAAAGGATTCAAGAAACTGATGATTGGTTTCAAATAGAAATAATTGAGTATAAGAAGAATGCAATATTTCAATCCTCACTAGGCAACATTCTTGATATCAATAATGGCGATGTTGGTTCTATCCTAAACCAGGGATTGGCACCTATAGGGGATTCATTGCAAAGAGTAGGAAGACTTGATGATATACTGTTGCCAATGCCACAAAATATTCAAGATACGAATTCTGTTGGTTGGGGTGATGACAGTTTAAATAATCTTGCTGCAGCTGGACTTAATTTTGCAAAGGGAACTATAGGGTCACCAGATGGTATTGCTGGATTTGTTGATAAACTTAAAGAATTTGCAATAGGAACAACAGGTGCAGCTGTGGCAGGCACCGCACAAGCTCTTGTTCAAAATTACTTTGCATCGCAGGCAGTTAACGCATTGGGTGCAAACACAAGTTTAGATGGGGTTCTTGCAAGAACAAGTGGTTCAATATTAAACCCAAATATGGAGTTACTATTTAAATCAGTAACTCTAAGGTCGTTTACTTTTGAATGGGATTTGATTCCAAGAGATAGTGATGAAGCAACGATAGTATGGGCGATTATAAGAACATTGAAAAAAAATATGGCAGCAAAAAAAAGCAGTACAGGAGCATTATTCATTAATTCTCCCAATGTTTTCAGACTTAAATATATGTCTGGAAGTAGTCCGCATCCATTTTTGCATTCATTCAAACCTTGTGCATTAGTACAAATGGGAGTAAACTATACAGGAAATGGTTCTTATGCAACATATTATGATAAAACTCCAGTACATCTAAAAATGTCATTATCATTCCAAGAACTCAATCCAATTTATGATTCGGATTATGATCCAACAACTGAAGCAGAATTAGGTATAAATGGAGTAGGTTACTGATATGTCATACTTCAGAGAACTACCAAATCTTCAATATCTATCACCTTTTGCAAATAGAAATAACATTGATGAATATGTTCTAACAAAGAATATATTCAGAAGAGTTAAACTCAGAGATGATGTTAAAAAATATGCAACACTATACTACAAATTCGAAATAGCAGATGGTTCTAGACCAGATCTCATAGCAGAACAACTATACGGTTCTCCTGATTTGGATTGGGTTGTTTTAATCACTGCTGGCATTCTGAATGTTAGAGATGAATGGCCACTTTCAAACTACCAATTATATAAGTATTCTGAAGAAAAGTATGGTATTAATCTAAACTCTGTCCGTTTTTATGAAACAACGGAAGTACTAGATTATAAAGGAAGATTGATACTTCCTGCAGGAAAAGTCGTTGATTCTGGGTTTACAATTCCAAATCCAAACCAACCAACGGCATTTTTAAATCCAGTATCTGGAGTATCTAACTACGAATATGAAGTGAGAAAGAATGATGAAAAAAGAAATATTTACGTTTTAAGAAGAAGCTACCTACAACAGTTTTTAAATGAAAGTAGAAAACTAATGCTCTATACAGATTCTACGCAATACGTTAACGAAACCACAATCAAGAGCCAAAATATCAGACTGCAATCGCCATAAAAAGGGGGCGTAAGCCCCCCAGTACATCAGTCTTCGGCAAGTTTTGCGAAGTAAGAAAGAGCGTCGTCTTCATCTTCGTCAACAGAAGAAACAGTGCGAGTAGGTTTCAGAGAAGATAGTTCATCACGAAGATCCTCAGTGAGTTCACGGGTAGAACCACGAGTGTTATCTTCTTCATCAAACTCCTCAGGATCTTGATAACGGGGAGTGCCCTTCGTGCCGAGAACATAGTCCAGACGCTTCTTCAGTTCATCATAGTTCTTAAACTGATCGGCGGCAACGAGTTCGGCAAGTGAGAACTGCTTCTTCCACACTGCTTCCATTGCATCATCGTCGTCCAGAAGAGGGGCAGATTTTGCAAACTCACTGGAGTCATAGTTGCGATAACCAGCAACGTTCTTTGCCTTCAGTTTGAAGTTAGCACCTTGCCAGAAGTCAAACGGATCAATCGCTTCTTCATCTTCAAACTCTGGTTGCATTGCGGCAGTGAGTTTATCGAAGATCTTCTTACCATACTTAAACAGGAACACTCTACCTTCGTTAGCGGGATTTGCAGGATCCTTCACCACATAGATGTTAGACACATAAGTCAGTTTACGCTTCTGCTTACGTGCAAGTTCCTTACCAGCATCGGTGCCGTTGTTCCAAAGAGTAGAGTTCAGTTCCGACACAGGATCTTTCTGTCCCAGAGTAGTCAGAGAGTTCTCAATATACCAACCACCAGGACCTTGAAAGGCGTGACTGTAGAGTTTCACGAACGGCAGGTCTTCACCGTTGGGGGCAGGAAGGAAACGGATCACGGCATAACCATTGCCGCTCTTATCTACATCCA